GTCCCACTTGGATACAAGCATCAGATTTTCCCATTCCCGGCTTACCTTTAAAGAAAGGTACAGCAGTTGGTGATTTACGTAGTATTGAAGTCGCTACGTCTACGACTTGGTTAATTGATGGCATAATTGCTATCTCCTATAGTTTGGTAGCATAAGTGGGTGCTACCGTCCCGTTGTTATTAACTTATGTTAATTAGTCGTTTCAAACGCTAAAAGTCCACCGGTGGACTTTTATTGTCTAGTGTCTGTGGGCGAAATACATAGTCCCACACCGCTCAGCACAGTATTCTCTGTACCCGCCAAGTGCTATCATGTCCACCAACGCATCTGTTGGTAGCATAGTCATGTCGTCTGTGTCGGGGCGTGCTAGTCTTTGGTGTTTTGATGTAGTAGGCGAATACTTGTCCTCATTCCCGAACCACATTTCCACCTCATCATCGTAAACATACATCGGGAAGTGTTCCCCGTACGAGTAGACAACGTAGGTGTCGTGGTTTGAGTGACGGCTGTGTTTGTACTCGGCGTACACCGTTTCGTTATTAGTCCTAAAGGCTCGCTGATGAGTCGTGAACTCGCTCATCTGATTGTTGTTAATTTTATTCATTGATTACCTCCCCACCTTGGTAAGTTACCCAAGGCATTGCTACACATTCCCCTGCGATTATTTGTCCTTTGGAATTGTAGTAGTTATCTCCACAACCCATTATGAAGTTAATCATTATCCAAGAGAATAATGTGGCAAGTAATAAAGACATCAATATTGATGCGATGATTGATTTTAGTTTTTCCATGATAATTTCTCCAACATGAATAAGTGCGATTGGTTACCACAACAACTATCACTTCTGAGTGGTTGGTCGAAGTATTTTTGTACTTCGTGGATAGTTTCGGGTTCACTGTTTAATGACTCGAAATCATCTGTATAAGTCGTTGTGTACTTGTTGTTTTTTATTTGATTGTTATTTTCCATTTTGTTACTCCTAGTTGATAAGTCCACCGGTGGACTTTATTTGTTAAATTGTTATAAAAAGGGTTGACATTGGGTTAAAAAAAGGTTATCATGTCTGCGAATGCTTGGAGCAACAGACATGATAAAGAGCGATTTCGAGCCAAAATGTATTAAGACAAAGTTTGCAATAAGACATTGTATTAAGACAATAAGACACGTGTAAGTCCTTGATTTTCCTAGAATAAGACAATAAGACAAAGTTTCTGAGAGAGATTGCCGGAGAGTCTTTTTGGTTTTCTTTGTTGTTCTTTTTTCATAGTTAATTCTCTCTAACTTTTTAAAACTTTTATTCTCTTTTATATTATGTCTTATTGTCTTATTGTCTTAATAGGGTACTCAAACCCTATCTACTAAAGCATTTTGTAATAAGACAACGAATAAGACACGATTATTGGTGTCTTATTAGGTCGCCGCCTATTAGCCTATGAGTCGTGAAGCATTTTCATCTGTGGATTGGTTTAATAGACTAGGTATTTTGGTAGCACCTCGTTCGTTCTCAAACCTGTGTAGGTGGATAACCTCTTTAGTTTCTCTGTCTGTAAACCTTATCCAGTTAATTCCGTACGAGTGCGTGTATTTAGTTTTATAATTCATCTGAGTAACTCCTTATGTGTTCGCTTTTTATTAGCCTATGAGTCGTGGCTGACCTAAAGTCCACTGTGGACTTTTTTGTAAGTCGCCCACGCAAAAAACCCCTTTCGGGGCTTTTCACTTTTGGTTAGTGGTTATTTGAATTCAACTTCTTTTGCGATTTCAAGAAGTTTTTCTACGCTTTCGATATTGAAGTCGTTGATAATTGCTTGAAGTTTATCCTTTGCCGTTTTTTCCGGCGTGGCTTTCACATCGTCAACTATCCATAAATACGCTTTACTGTCTAGTTGTGTTTGAGTACATAAACCCTCAGCTAGTAGCGTCTTGTTACCTTTCATAAGTCTAGCACGTTGAGTTGGTTTTGCTTTATCATCAAGCGAAAACATTTTGCGTTGCGTGGCTTTTTTGCCGATATTGTTTTGCATAAGTTTAACTTCTTTTGGCTTGATTGAACCGTTGGCAACTTCAGCCGTAAAGTATTCAAGCCAAGCCGTACTGTCTGTGCCTGAACGGTAAACTTTTGCAATGCTATCAGCCACGCTGTCTGATTTTGTAATACTCTCTTTATTGGTCGCATCAGCGTTTCTTAAAGAAGTGATGATTTTCGCAAATTTTGTTTTTTGATTTTTATTCATGATTTTTTATCCTTGATTGTAAAAAGTCCACTGTGGACTTTTGAGAATGACTACCAAAAGCGATAGCCTTGTCATATAGGGTCAGCCATTTGAAGTGGGGGTAGGGAACGAGCAGGGCAGGGGCGTACGTCCATGCTTAGGTGTTCCATATAGCAACCCCCCTAAAAATAGGTGTCTCTCAAAAAGAACCACTTCTATAGTTTACATTTCTCTCAAAAAGAACCACTTCACAGAAACACCCCACCCCTAAAAAGAACCTTCCCAAAAAATTCCAGCCCTGCTAAAATACCTTCAACATTGACAAACACCTGCACAAACAGGTACACTTGGATATTATGAGCAATCAAGTAGATAAACTTACCGACCCGAAATTCGAACACACCTCCATCCTATCGCGCGGACAGCTGCAGATGATCGAGGACGACCCAGCCAAGATAGAAACGTTAGCACGCCTTATGGGCGCAGTTAACTTGGATAATCTCTTCCGCCACATGCAGAACCCTACAATCAACCCTGCCACTCGCTTGGAGTTCCAGAAGATGTTGAACAAGATGGGTAAGCTCGAGCCGGATGGCAAAGCTGTAGTTGGTGAAGGCGGCCCACAGGTAGTGATTAACATCACGCGGGCCAAGGACAAAGAGGAAGCAATTACCATCGAAGGCACTACAGTAGAATGAGTACCGTCCCACAGACACCCGCCCACGAAATTAATTTTGAAGTTATCAAGTCGTTAGACGATTTCTTCTACTCTGAAAAATTTATATCATTAGCAGTAGGTCCCGTTGGTTCGACTAAGACGACAGCCGGCGTGATGAAAATATTACATTTCGCTGCGATGATGGCGCCTTGTAAAGATGGCATACGTAGGTCTCGTGCCATCTGGGTACGTAACACGCGAGAGCAGTTACGTGATACATCCATACCGGACTTTATGAAGTGGATACCTGATGGCATCATGGGTAGCTTCCTTAAGACGGAATATAAGTTCGTTATTAAAGTTGGAGACATAGAGTGTGAGGTCCTGTTCCGTGGTCTCGACGACGCGAACGACGTTAGACGTCTATTGTCACTACAGGCATCGTTCTTCATCTTCGATGAGTTTAGAGAGATCCATCCAGACATTTACAACGCTGCACAAGGTCGTCTAGGACGTTACCCAGACAAAATGATGAACGGGGTAGGTTGCCAGACAGATGACGGCAAGCCTAACGCCCACCTGTGGGGGATGACGAACCCGCCGGACCAGGATACTTTTTGGGAAGAGCTCCTGTCTAACCCGCCAGAGAACGTACATGTGACGATACAACCGTCTGGTCTAGCACCAGAGGCGGATTGGACGCAGTTCCTACCAGATGACTACTACGATAACCTCGCCCACGGCAAGACTGAAGACTGGAGAGCCGTATATATTCATGCTCAGTTTGGTAAATCACTGTCCGGGCAGCCTGTTTTCAGGTCGTTCGACAGAACACACCATACAAGCAGTGAAACAATCACCCCGATGTTCAGTGATGCGCCTCTATTAATTGGAATTGATGCTGGATTAACGCCGGCAGCGGTGATAGGACAGGTAATATATGATGGTCGACTAGTTATTTACGACTCGATTATCTCCGAAGACATGGGGGCGTTACGATTTGGGCGTGAAAAACTGAAGCCTCTGCTGGCAAATAAGTTCCCGGGGAGGTCGTCTATAGTGATAATTGACCCCGCAGCGTTCCAAAGAGCACAGACAGACGAGAGAACTGTAGCTGACATATACAGAGCTGAAGGTTTTTCGATAAAAGCCGCGAAAACGAACTCTGTGGCCGCGCGTTTAGCAGCT